CCATACCAGGAATTAAGTGTTGTTATATCTGTATAGTTGTTAACGTGTCCGTCTGTCCACTGTGGATTTGCTTGTATTACAGTAAACCCTGGAAATGATGCATCACCTGATATTTTGATAGGTTCAGCATCTAAAGACTTAGTTCCAAAATCCCTAAAACCTATTGGAAGCTGCCTCCAACCCTTTTGAACACTAGTACTAAGATCTAGATTATACGATCTAAGGGTTCCATCAGATAACTGATCGTCCATAGTTTTCATAATTAAACTCTTTGAAATTAAATCATCGTTACCATCAAAAGTTATCGATCCCTGTATTCCAGTTATTTCTCTTTCTCCAGCGGCATTATTAACAATAAAGTTTTGTGGATTATCTTTAGATCCAACACCTTGTGGTGGTGAAGCTTCTCTAGCTCCAACTCTTCCAGATACAAGCTCTTGATTTGGCCACTGAGAATTATCGGAAGATATAAACTTATTTTCTATAACGTTTTTTACACCAGTAACTACACCTTCAGAGTGTCCATCCCTGTAAGACTGTCCAACTTTCTTATTAGCATTAATTATTCCATAGGAAAACTTGGATATTTTTGATAAGTCAAAGTCTTTAAGTGCCATTAGTTTGATGATCCTAGTGAAAAGTTACCTGTGTTTGTAGCTGTTGCACCTGAGCTACGTTTTATTTCTCTTAATTCTGCAGTCATAGCGTTTAGAGCAGTAATAACTGGTTGCATATCAACCTGTCCAAACGCTCCTTCTGCAAGTGCCCCCTTGATATTTTCGTTTGGTACAACTGAAGAACCTCGTGGAAGGTGAGCTAATTCTGGTCCTCTCTCTCCTACTAAATATGTACCTGCTGATGAAACTGTTCCACCATCTGCAAATGCTCCCTTTACATCTCTTGCCATTAGTAAGGCATCTATACCAAGCGAAGCAGTTGTTCCAGCTCCTGGGAATATACTTGCTCCACCGCTTGCAACTTCTAAAGCTGCTCCTAAAAAGTCTCCCTTTAAAAGTCTACTAGTAGCAAAACCTAAACCAGCTATTGCTCCCAATATTGGTATCTTCTTTACTAGAGATTTTGATCCTCCTTTACCAAGTATTTTAGTTGTTTGTTTAACCGTTTGTTCAGCTCCTTCCACCGCTGCTTTTCTACCTTTGTCCACAGTATTTTTTATATTTTTAGCTACATCGTCTGAGACATTTCCCATTGCTGGAATTTTAGACTGATTAAGTCTACCTAAATTTCCCTTTGTAACTGGATTCTTAGGTCGAGGTTTAACAGTTGGTTTAGGACCTTTTGGTAATGCTGAGCCACCCTTTCCAAACAGTCCTTTCAATTTATCAAAACCGGCAGTTAACCACTGACCAGCAACTAAAGCTACAAATCCAGCCGCTACGATTTTAATTAGCATATCTATTTTTCCACCCATTACAGAACCCTGTTTTATTAAATCAGTTGTTCCCTTCAACTGTTTTTCACCTAAACTGTCTTCTTCTAAAACTGCTTTTCCACCTTTTGCAACCATACTTGCTAAATCTTCTACACCTACACCTATAGAATCTGCTAACGCTTGTCTCTGTATTGCGTTTAACTGGTTGAACTCAGCTTCAGATCCTAACTGTCCAACTACTTCTTCTACAGCTCCAGCTATATCGTTATTTAATGCTAACTGTCTAGCCCTGTCAAAATTTAATTCTCTTCCTAATAATACCTCGGCTTCAAACTGTGAAGTAATACTTTCTTCGAAGCTTAACATTTTGTCTAATATCTGTGCAGACTTACTCAACGTTATACCCAACCTTGCAGCTTGTACAGCAGCTTTTGCCAAATTCTCAGCGCTACCATCTGTAAACCTTGCCATATCAGCTGAAGAAGCTGCTAAGTCTTCCATGACTTTCTTAGGTGCAACCTTATTTTGTTCTGAAAGTGCTGCAACCGTTCCTAAAGTGGCTGAAGCTTGTTCTCTTGAAAGGTTAGTTGTTATAGTTAAATTTTCTGCAAGAGATGCAACACTTGCAGCATCCAAACCAGTTTGAAACGCTATAGCTGCATCACTAATAGCAATCGCAGAGTTATTTGCTAAATCCAAGTTTCCAGAAACATCAGCTGCAGCCGCTGCAGCAGCAACCATTTCTTCGCTAAAACCTGCCATGGCAATCGGAGATTGCATAGCCAGATTTGCTGCTATTTCTGCAGATGATCCAACACCAACTCCTAACTGCGTATTTATTTCCTTCGCTCTAGAAACACCACCTAATAATATTGTTTCGATAGCACTAATAGCTGCTAACATAAAACCAGCTCCAGAACTAAACGCATCCCTAACCTTTTCAACTATGGGTATCAGATCTTCTGTTGCAGAGTTTATCTTTTCTTGAATTCTAGCGTGCGATTCTAGTGTGTTCAATAACTTTTTGTTTGCATTGTTTTGTGCTATAGCTGCGTCTCGTTCGTCGTCTGATAGTTGAGCTATTTGTTGTCTTGTTAAAATCTGCTCTCGTAATGTGTTAACCTCTGATGCTTCTACTTTCAAACCTAAAGCAAGACTCTTAGCAAATTCCTTTATTTTAATATCAACTTCTTTTAAATCGTCTAAAATACCCGCTTGAAGATCTTTTCCTTCTGCTTTGTATCTCCCAGCAGCGTCAGCTATTTCTGTCCAACCGTCTTTACCCTTGGCTAGGGATTTTGCCAAGTCTATACCAAAACTACTGGTGGTGTCACCTAAGTCGTCTAGCTCTCTATTTGCCTTTTGTATACCAGACGTAAAATCTTCAATTGCCTTATCTGATACCGCATCAAATTTTTCTAATGCTTTTCTTGCATCTTGAAGCTCAAAATTTACAGAGGATATTGCTCGTCGATAATCCTCATAACGTCTAGTACCTTTTTCTACTGTTTTTGAATTTTCAAGTAGAGCCTTTCTATTATCTTCAGCGGCTTTTAGTTGGGCTTCTAACTCTTTTCTTGTTGGTCCTGCAGGCATGGTTTACCCCTACAACATCTTCATTATTTTAGCTAATCTTGCTTGTTCTTCCGGGCTTTTCTTTGCAATCCGTTGTTGAGCTTCTTTTTCAATCTTGCTCATATACTTGTCCAAGTCTCTGTACATGGCTCGTAGACCTGGGTCTTCGATTGCTGATTTTGGTTTTTTATTCCTTACTGCATTAACAGCAAGATATACTGCAACATTTTTTGCTAAGTTTGTTAAGAATCCTTCGTCTAGTTTTTTCTTAGACATAATGAGCTCCTGTATAATTGAAACGTAATATTACATTTATAAATATGGAGTAGGTAGGTTATCTCGTTCGTTTCTTAGTAGCCTTATCCATTCGTTTCTTCTCTTCTTCCTTAGCCTCTACTAGCTTATCCATATAGAAACGTCTAAGTTGGATTGGCATCTCATAAAGATCCCCAAACGAAAATGCGCCTTCGCTGTAGTAAGCCATATCGAATATTGACTTGTGAACTTGGGGACGAAGTCCAGGATCTACTGGGAAGGCCAGAAGAAATTTACTGATATAGGAACCTCAGCAATGGATTGTTCTCCACAAGAAGGACAAGAGTGCATAAAATCTAGATCTACATCTGGTTGAATATTAGCGTAGTGTTCTCTATATGCTCTAGAATCTACTGCGAAAAATTCATTCTGTATAAAGTTATTTATGAATGATTTGTCCTTATTACCATCAACAGATATTATTTGATAACGAAGTCTAGTTGTTATTTCGGGTGTAACGTTGTTAACGTGTTTCGAAACTGCTTCTATATCCTTTGTTATCGCTACTTCATCTCCTTGATTTAACATCTTAAAGACTATCTTTCTCTGAGAGTTTGGTAATTCGTATTCGAATTCGTTCTTACGATTATATACCTTGTCGTCAATCTCTTTGTATCCAATACTGGTTAGATCAAATTCGCAATCTTTCTCAACATGACCACACTTCGAACATGTAACGTCAGATTTGTACTGCTTACCATATCCAAATATTCTAGCGTTGACCATAATCGCGTTCTTATCACCAACTAGTATATCGTTAAAGTTAACGTCTGAGACCACTAGTGATTTCAACAGTTCATCAATTACCACACCCTTTCTAATTAGGTTGGCAGAAGAAAGTATGTCCTCTTCTCTAGCTGTCATGTATTTTAGCTCTACAGTTCCACCACTAAGTGGATGCCCTTCTGGATACAATAATCCCTTACTTGGAAGATCTACTATTTCAGTAGGAAACTTCGGTGTTTCAGGAGCACCAGGTTGCCCCGCTGTATTTTGTTTAGTTTCTGGCATTATAACTCCTTTACGTATAGCATTTATTATATATATGTATCACAAAACGTTTTGCGCATAAATTAGCAAACTAGAATGCCACAACTTGATATGCTAATTTAAAGCAAATTTAGAACTGTAGTATAGCGTAATCGTATCTAAGTGTTAATTCTATTTCTACTGGATCAGTTGTAGACCAATCTAGAGTACCGAAGTTTGCACCTTCAATGTATGTACCTACTAATTGCCATTCTTCAACTATGTCACCAACAGGACCTAAAACGTTAAATGTGACGTTTTTCTTGTAAAAATCTGAGTATCCGTTTCTACCAGTTACAGACTCGTGTGATAATCTCACCCATTCCATAACAGCTTGTGCAGCTGAAGGTACAACTGGATCGTATAGTGTTATTGTTAATGTCTGCCACTCACCTTTTCCTTTGACATAACGCTTGACGTTTATATGGTCTAATGTTACAGTTTCAAACTGAATTTCGGGTCTTGCAGCAGCTTTGATTGTGTATGCAGGAATTCCTTCAATGTACATAATGAATCTATTCTGAACCTTAGGTTCAAACTGCGTAAACATTACGTCATTTGGATCAATCAACTGTGGCATTCTATTTCTCCTAATAAAAAAGCTTTGCTATATTCTGTTATAAATATCGTCGAACTTAAAAAACCACAAAAGAAAAAGGCCCAGAAAAACTGAGCCTTAATCTTATTTTTTCGTTATCCGTTAACTTGGAAACGATGCTCCAGTCGGCTGTACGACAAAATCAAGAACAATAAATTCTACAGCTCTTGCAGGCTGTAAGAAGATTTGTCCGACTAATTGATTTCTATCGATAACGTCTGGTGTGTTATTAGAATCGTCCATTACAACTCTAAACGCTGTTAGACCCTGTGCAGCTTGAACTGAATCAAGATACGGATTAACAATGTTTAAGAAACGATTTCTAGTAGCTACAGTATTGTTTTCGAATACTAAGTAACGTGAACTACTAGCAATGAACTTCTTAAGTCTAATTAACAACCTACGAACGTTAATTCTATCCAACGCCGAAGGCTTTGCTTGTAGTGTTTTCTGTCCGAAAACAACAACGCCTTGACCTGGGAATGAAGCAATTGGGTTAACTCTATCTTCGTAAAGAAGGTCACGCTCTGCGTGGGTTAATCTTGTTTTTGCTTCTAAAACGTTTCGTAATCCGCCACGATTCAAACCTGCTGGTGCAAACCATTCATGAGCTACAGCATCGTTTCTAGAGTAAACCCCTGGAATTACCACTGAAGGTGGTACCCATGTTGGTAAGTTTACACTATCATCGAGTATCTTAACCCATGGATAGTAAACAGCAGCGTAGTTAGTATCTTTGGATGCCACTGCATCAGTAGCAGCAGATATACCTTCACTCCAAGTTGTTGGATCATATACGTAGAATGCATCACCTCTACTTTCTACCATAGCAATACCTCTATTGATAGGATTCGGGTGAAGAGTAAAGATCAAACCTGGTGTTGATAGCATATTAATATCAAATTCATCCTGGTTACTAACTGCGTTTATAGCACGTTTGTACGCAACTGATCCACTAGCACTTGATGTAGAACAATCAAATCCCTGTTGGTTAGTTGCTGATATGTCTGTACCAGTATTTTTCTTAATCGCTGGGTTAGCACCGTCAAAACCACCTTGAAATGGTACCATGAACTTGTGCTGAGCAACGTTAGATGTTCCCAATGCGAGTGAAGATGCACTTGTAGCAAACGTTGATGATCCACCAAAATCAGCAGCAGACGCATCTGCGTGTCCTGTTTGGTCGTTTAAACTAAAAGTAACGTTTAGATCTGCAGTACCGTTAGCTGGCAATGGTGCCAAGTACTGTTGATTTGTTGTATCTTCGAAGTTAAAGCCATAAAATACGCTTGTATCGAATTCACTAGTTGTACTATTAGTTTGAGAAGTAACAAATGAAGCACTTGCTACTGTAACGTTTGCACTACCACTATTGATAGGTGATACTACCTTACCAAATCCAAATGGTACTTGAGTGCCTGGAAGACCGTTTTTAACGTTATCGTAGTCTGAAATATATATGTACTTGGATCTATTTGGCCAGTCTCCATTATAGGTTAACTTACCGTTTGCATCTATAGTAACATATCTGTCACCAATCTTCCTAGCAATATAGTTTGCAGAAGTTGGATCTAAGTTACAGTTATCAAACTGTTCAACGATAACATCGTCTGATTGCTTGTATGTTAATTGGTCCATTTCTCTAACTTGTACAGAAAATGTTCCAAAATCAGAACCAGCAACATCAGATGCCTGTTTAACGTTTAAAATACCAATCTTATATTTTCCATGTGTATCAATTTCACCATGAGATCTAAGCTTAATCTTAAATAGATTGTTAGTAGCTCCATCGATCTTTTGTGAAGTGATATAAGGTGTACACGCATTCTCATAATCTTTTTGTAAATCTATGGCAAATATAGAAGAACTAACAGCACTACCTGAGTTATTTCCAACCTGCGCCATGGATGATTTAAAAGATTTATATAAATAGAATGGTGAGTCTACACCTCCTGCTTTAGTCGATTGTGGGTTCGAACTAAAGACGTTTTCTATGAACTTTGCGTTAGTTGAATCAAACGAGGCACTGACTGAAAAACTTCCTGAACTGACTACAAAGTTTTCCCATGTACCTGGTGTAGTTAAGCCTGAAAACCCACCTGGTGGGGTTGCATTTGTTGCACTTGGTGCTAATACAGCTAAAAGCATTCTTTGATAATTAGAAGCTGCTGATGCACTATTCTGTGGCATAACACTTAAGCCAACTACATTTTCGTTATATCCACCTAACCCAAGAACACGGACAATTGTGACTGTTCCAGCACTTCTAAGATATTCTCTTACAGTGAATGGAACATAAAAGTCTTGACTAAGACCTCCAAACATTTCTTCAAACTCTTGGAAATTGCTAACAGATGTTGGAACAAAAGCCGGACCCTTTTTAGTTGGTCCTATTATTGCTGCTCCAATCTCTGCAACACCTTGAGGAAGAAATGAGAGATCCTTCTCGCGAGTAAATACACCCGGAGATACAATTCTCTCCGCCATTTAATTTCTCCAGTTAAGTTATTTGTTTACGTAAACGAACATTTCAGAGATAAATATCTTGAAAATACTCGAAAACTCAGTTTGGTTATATATTATTCAGATTGTTCTGAATTATCAGAAGGTAAACCAACTGGATCTGCTGTTGGTGTAAAGACTCCAGTTTGAGGATCTAAAGAACCAGATCCGTATTTCTTATTCAAATCTTCGGCCACTGATCTTTCAGTTGCTTGTAGTTCCTCCAACTCTGTCATAAGAGTCTCTTCACTTTCCATAAGCTGTTCAGCTTGTTTTTCATGAGCTAATTTTTGCATAGATAAAGCACCAAACTTCATCTGAATCTCACGATAGTTAGATTGTATTCCTCTAAGTGACGTTAGTTCATCTTCTGTAAATTTGATTTCTGACATTTTATTCTCCATAACGATTTATTATATATATTGTTAACATTTCTCAAAAGCTAATTTAATGTTGATGACCATCCTTGTCATCTATAAGTTCTCCCCTAAACAAACGAGAGTTTAATTTCTTATAAAAATCATGCATAGCTCCAGTATACGGAGTCCACCAATCATTCTCTATATGATTATTTTCATGATCAATATCATTACTAGTAACAGCTATTCTACCAGGTAATTTTAAATTTTTTAAAAAGTAAGACTTACGTTGCCTCAAGTGTTCCAAAATATAGAACAACCAATCGTCACCCCAAAAATACTTAAACACCCTTGGAATATAATCATACATGTCCCGTTTAACTATGAAGAAACATCCAAACCCAAAAAATCTTCCTGAATGGTCTCTGGTTATTTCTATCGTATCATCATCTTCGTTAACAGATATTCCTTCGGTTGTTAAAAACTCTCTGTCTCCAGCTATAGTTCCGTAATCTAATCCTGGTAATCCTTCAGACAGACACTTCAATACTGGTTTAAAATTCACCGTAAGATCATCGTTCATAAATAGTATATGTTCGTTGTATGCCATAGCTGCACCAATATTCCAAGCTGGATTAACTCCAATATTTTCTTTAGGCTTTATTACATTTATATCCGAATCTTCAAAATCAGAATTTAAATTATCTATTAATATTAACTCATTATCCGGATATTCAGATAATGTATCCTTGAACGATTTTATCGTTTGATTAAGAGTATCGGGAGACCTCCAAAGTGTGGGAATTACTATTGTTATCATGGTATATAATTATAGTTTGCTGCGCATTCTTCATCGTCAAATCTAGAAGGAACATCTGCTACTAATTGTCCAGGAACTCCAGCTGCCCAATCTTCTAAACCAAGATCTTCAAACCTTTTAGTTATAGCTTCACTATAATAATCTGCAACAGTTCTGACTCTACGTTGTATGTCTCTTCTAGAAGAATTATGAGTATTAGTTCCTGAAGCATCGTCATATATGAACTGAATATATCCAAGCTTTTGAATTCTGCACATTTTTGTATTTAAAAAAGTTCTGACTAACAATTCATAATCATCAGCAATTGATAAACCTCTATTGTGACCACCTATTTGATAGTATAAATTTCTTCTCCAAGCTCTAATATGGTTTGGGACACCAACGATATGTCTTATAGTTTTAGGATTTAAATTAGGAGTTACTTGAACCTTAAAATCCATACCTAAAGCACTTTCATCTCTATATGCTCCGTAACCCATTGCAAAACCCCCACCATAAGTTAAAGACTCCCAATTCTGATCAACCTCTGCACTATCTGTGTAATAAAATCCAGCATCTGGAAATTTATGCATAGCATCATATAGCATTTCTGTAGCGTCTGGTGTTAAATAATCATCATGATCTAATTCAGCTAGTAGTTCGCCTCTACACAATACGGCTGCCCTATATTTTGCTTCTCCAACTATTCCACTACTCTTAGTATTAAAATCGTATAGTTTAACTCTTGGGTCGATTGAAGCAATTTCTTCTGCAATAGAAATCGTTTCATGACCATCATTAGAATCATTTACTAAAACCCACTCCCAATTTGGATTTGTCTGACTTACTAAGGATTGGTATGTCAAACGTAGTTTTTCACCTGTATTGTATATTGGTGTAAACCAAGAAACATAGTTTTCCAAAACCTGATTGTTAATCATTCCATTCATGGCAACATGATAAGCAGTATTTCCAGCTTCTACCACATCATCTGCATTTTCTACGTTGAACCATTTATTTCTGATTTCTAAAGACATTCCACACAATTCTTTATTTTCCTTCATAGAGTCTTTCGAAACCGTCAATATTGAATCTGGTTTAAAGTCTGATATTACCTTTGCTATATCTTTATCGTTCTCTACATGTAATACTCTTAACGAACTGTCTTCATACTCTTCGAACTGTTTGGACTTTAGTTTTGGTTTTCCAGGACCCACATATAAAACTTTAGGAACGAATCCCTCATGAGGTTTAACCAAATAGTTATAATAACAAGTTACATCATCTAAAAACATAAACCATTCTGGATGATCGTTATGTATTATTTCTATCAACTTACCGTCTGCAGCGTAATCACCAATAAATTCATAATCTTTAAAAACTGTCCAATGCCATGTTATTTGAGCCAAATCTATGTGCTGATATCGAGTATGTTCTGGTGCGGCATCTCTATATTCTAATCCTGTAAAATCTTTAAAATTTACAAATTGTTTTCCAATTACTATTTTTTTATCTGTTTCATTATCAACCCAACGTTTATCTTCTATAGCTTCTAACATTAGTGGATAGTAATTTTCATGTTGAATATTGTCATCATCTATGTATATTATCCAACCTTCTTTAATGCCTCGTATTACTTGCATTGATTGAGGATACAATAGATCACCTTCTTTTCCACGTATAAAATGTAGCTTAGCGTTAGCTTTAGACTTCAAAGAATCTATTAGAGTTGTTGGTATATCTCTCAATACCGAAGTATCAAATATGATATGCCAATCCACATCTAACAAATCAAATCCTACGTTAACTGATTCTCCAACCTCTAATAAATTTTCTAACCGTGTACATCTAGTTATAACACTTATCTTCAAACCTATTTTCCTCCTTCGGTATCAAAAAAGAATATATGAAACAATCTAGAATCATATAAATCTGTTCCAAAATGTTGAGTAGCTGCATGTATTTTAAACGAATCCCATAAAATCAATCTGTTATAGACATTTCCTACTCTATCTATCTCGTTAAATTTGTGTCTATTGTAAAAGTTACCATTGAAGGCCCTTTCATATGAATCTCTATCTTCGGGATTGTGATTATACCAGCTTCTACCTTCTGACTTACTTTCGTAAAAACTTGTACCACATTCAAAGGGTGCGTACGGTGTCAAATAAATTATTCCAGCATAATTATTTTCATCAACGTGATGAACTATTGGATCACGTCCAGTGATATACTGAAACATTCCATTCCTATATCTAGGATCGTGCCAATCCAATATCTTTGTTTGTAGTATTTCTTCAAATTTTTCCTTTGTTCCATCTAATGTCCATGCATTTGCAGAATATCCCCTGTGTGAAGACTGTGAAGAATATTCAAAATTTAATGCTAACTCTCTAACCATATCTGGATCTTCATAAAAGTTTTCAACAACTACCATATCAAGTTTATTCTGTTTAGTTTTAAAACCAGAATAGTAAACGTAATACTTTATCAACGTTCCAACGTTTTCCCCATTAACCCACACAGGATCTGTACAGTTACCACTAGATCTTGGGAATTCTACGTCATATGCCTTAACGTTAATTCCATCGTTTTTGTAAGCTACTTCAACATCTTCTCTTCTACTGTTTTTATCATAGATCAACCTCTGATCACCTATGTATATGTCATTTATTTCATCAACGCATGCAATCCACCCAGTCATGTCTTTGTTTTCTACATGCATGTAAAACGTTGAACTATTTGTATTATGGCAAAATAAATCTGGTATCTGCATTATCTTTTAAATCTCTCATCTTCATTTAGTTGATCTATTGATAGTTTGTAGTTTGAAGATCTAACCTTTGATACAAAATCTCGTTCTGCTCTATGGTAGTTTCTAGCTACTTCGTATATTTTTTCTGGGTTATCTTCGTTTTCACTGATTGTTTTAGCTAAAACTCTTTCGTAGTACCACTGTTGTTCTACAAATTGAGAATAATCATTATCGTCTATGCATGCTGAACACCACCATCTAGTAGGTTCCATTAATCCATACTTACATTGACCACAACCTCTAATATCAATATCGTTTATTTCTCTATCGTATCCATCTCCATGTATAAACTTTCCAAATTTTATATACATCGTATTCAGTTGTTTTCCCAATCCTTCAGCTTTTATTTCAGCTTGACCCCAATCTTCGTTTCCCTTTATTTCTGTAGGGTTACCATCTGAATCATAAAACTCATTTAGGGGAAATATTCCTAGATCGTAAAAATCTTTATTTTTTCTTATATGTGGATTATTACTGTACTCTTTTTCTTTCAATATTAAAAACTCAATATCATTCTTTGTAGTTGAGTTAATTACATTTTCTTCCATAATCCAATAACCATATCCATACATTCTATCGTCTAAATCATCAATGTATTTTCTAAGAAATATTTGAGATGCATCTGACTCGTCTAGTAATTCTATACACGTATTTAACCAGTTTTTTCCAATGTGTGATAGCTTTTCCGGAACAGTGAACCAGTCTCCTTCTAAAAATAGAGTGTATTCGTAATCTTTAGATTGTTCATTTAATTTATTTATTCCAGCACCCACACCAGAATTAACATTAGAATGCGTAATACTCCATGTTATATCTGGATACTTTCTAATTAGTTCGCTTTCTATTCCATCAAACTGTCCATCAGATCCATTTATGTAAATAAACCAATGTAAATCTTCAAAATCTGTATGTTCAACAAATAAATCTATTGTTTTATTTAACAGTTGTACCCTGTTTTTGGAACCATGAGTTAATGTATTTATACAAAACCTATTCATATTACCTCCACTTTGGACCATCTATCCACATAACTAAACTATGTCTCATTCCTAAAGTAACTGGTGAAACATAATGATATACAAACGAAGGAAAAAATATTATGGATCCTTTCATTTTCATTTCCTGTTTTTGACCTTCATCTGGATACTCGTCTATTCTGTTGAATTCCAAATCGCCACCAACATAAGCATCTGGATTTGACAATTGTAATACTGCAGACAGTTTTCGATGAGAAGGTTTGTTTGTAACCCAAAAAACATCAACGTGTTCTTTATAATGTTGTTGTTTGCTACCATCATACTGTGTAAATTGAAAGCTTTCTATTTCTTCCAAGTGAAAACCAAACCAATGTTTATTTGCATCGATCGCCAATCTCCACATCTTATCGAATATCCAGTTTGTTCCTGGATCTTTTTGATGTATAAATCTTAAATCACTGTTTCTGTACTCAGTATCGGTTACACTACCATTTCCCCAAACACCATCACCTATAACTCCAGAACCTAGTTCTGATGATAAACCAATATTGACTATTTCATTACACTCTGATTCTGTAAATGCTTGTCTAGTATAACACCATTCACCCTTCAAGAAAAAACCTCATCATTTATAATATATATTATGCTACTGTGCCAAAAATTAATGTTTTATCTAATTCCAGTAATAAGACCATTTGTCACATTAATTGTTTTAGTACTGCCTCTAGTATCTATGAGAAAAGCTTGAGATGTA